TCGGGACCTCGTCCTTGCGTATAAAGTTCTGAAAGACAAGGAGCAATCCATTGAAGGACTACCGTCGGACATCAAGGGTCTTGTTGGCTACCTGGTCGAGCTTGAAAAGAGCAAGCTTGACAGCGAAGCTAGCGATGCTGACATCATTGATGTTACTCCTAGCAATGGAGATGGGAGCGATGCCAGAGACAAGAGTGGTATTGACAAGACTATCAACTAGCAAAGCTGGCACGTTCGGGGTGCTCTCTGTGAATGGACAAGCTGTGCTTGCCACACTTGAGCCACCAGAAGCGATTGTGCCACCTGGGCAATACAAGCTTCGCAGGCGGTGGTCGCCACGCTTCAAGCGCAAACTCTTTGAGGTTACAAATGTGCCAGGGCACACGGATGTGCTGATTCATCCAGGAAACACAATCAAAGACACCAAAGGTTGCATTCTTGTTGGATTGAGAAAGGAAGGCGAAGCTGTGCTTCAAAGCCGAAAGGCTCTCGAAGAGCTTTATCGCCTGTTAGGTGATAGCCCTGCTGTCTTGGAGGTGCGGAATGCGTGGCCTTAACCCGATTGTGCTAGAACGTTTACGTTCTTGGCAGGACAATCCGTTGAGGTTTGTGCAAGAATGCTTCAAGTGGCCGAAGGGCCAAGGGCCGACGTTCCAGCAAAAAGATGCCCTGCAAGCGATAGCCTTGCAAAAGCGGGTTAGCATCCGAAGCGGCCATGGTTGTGGAAAGAGTGCTGCTGCGGTGTGGATAGCCTTATGGTTCATGAGCACGAGAGCGTATGCCAAAGTGGCTGTCACTGGGCCAACAGGCCGACAGTTGTATGACATATTTTGGGCCGAGCTGGCCAAATGGTTCAGACGCAGTCGCCTGCAGGATGAGTTTGTGATGCAGAAAGGAAAGTTCTTCTACAAGGCTGCACCCGAAGACTGGTGGATAAGGCTGATAAGCCCACGGGTAAAAGCCACGAAAGAAGAGCAGGCGGAAACACTTGCTGGTCTTCACGGTGACCATCTCCTTATCATCGTAGATGAGGCCAGTGGTGTGCATGACCCTGTATTCGTGCCTCTGGAAGGGGCACTGACAAGACCCGACAACAAAGTTTTGTTGATTGGAAATATGACAAAGTCTTCTGGATATTTCTACGATACGCATTTCCATGCTGCTATTCGGCGGAAGTGGGTGCATTTGCACTGGAACAGCGAGAAATCACCTTTGGTGACGAAGGAAACCGTAGAATACTTCAGGGACAAATACGGTGAAGATAGCAGCGTTTACGCTGTGCGTATAAAAGGTGACCCTCCGCTCACAGACGAGCGGGCTCTCATTCCGCTGGAATGGAGTCGCCAGTGCATTGGCAACGAAATTGAAGTTGCTGACGACGAGCCACTCTACCTGAGCGTGGACATCGCCAGATATGGCGACGATGTCTCCGTGGTAATGCCTCGCAGAGGTCTCAAGGTCTACGAGTGGGATGTCTTTAAGGACATGAACACAATATCGCTAGCAGGAAACATTCTGCAAATGTATACAGAGCGTGATGCCAGCGGCGTTATCCTTGACGAAATCGGAGTCGGAGCGGGCGTCGTAGACTGGCTCGAGAAGCATGGAATGGTCAACTGCTACGGAGTAAATGTGTGCTGGAAATCCAGCGACGTGAGTCGCTATCACAGGTTACGGGATGAGCTGTGGTGGACAGTGCGGGAGAAGTGCATGAGAGGACTTTACTCGTTTCCTCCGACGGAGGAGTCGGAGACACTGTGCGACGAGTTGGCTTCGCCGAAATATGACTTCAATGCCCAAGGCGGTATTGTTGTTGAGAGCAAGAAAAAGATGCGGGCTCGTGGTGTGGGAAGCCCAAACAGGGCTGATGCCCTTGTTCTGAGCGAATACATTAACAGCGTAGCTCACAGGGTGTGGCCTACAAAGAAGACCTACAGGTCTTCCAGAAAGTATTACACAGTGGGTGGGGAACATGCTTGGATGGTGACATAGATGAGCAGGATAGTAGCAGAGAACGAAAATTGGCGAATTAGGCAGGCAGAGAACGACAACTACGCCCTCACTTGTGGGAAGGGTCACTTTACGTTCTATATAAAGGGACGGGACGAGAAGCTCGTGTTCTACAACGCACTTGTGTCGGCGAAAGCTGAGATGAAGGACGTAGTCTTTCTGACGTTTGGTGGCTGGTTTGCGTTGTGGCTGACAGTAGAAGATGTGAATTTCCTGCTGGAAAGCCTGCCAATGACGGAGGCGGAAAAAGAGGCAAGCACGGAAGTGCGAAGCTCCGAGGAGGTAACAATACAGTGATAAAGTCAAAATTTGATGTTTCTGTGAGGGTGTGGGCTGTTGTGTTGATGTTTGTGCTATTCGCTTTGCTTTCTGTGATTGGAGCGGTTGTTCATACTTACATAATCATTCCAGAGGCTGTGGCGGAAGAGTTCATGGCGAAGTGGACCTACCAGTGTCCTGGTTGGGAAACGAAGTTTGTGCTCTACCTGAAAGATTCTGGTAATGACTGGGCAGAAGTCCAAGAGTTTGTCTCCAGATGCGATGATGGAGAAGTCGGAGCGAAGAATTTTGAAGAAACCTTCACTTGTGACGTTGTTCCTGGGCGGAGCTACACATTCGGGCTGGTGGCAAAGAATGCAGATAGCGAGAGTGACAAGGCGGAGGCCACAGTCTATGTTCCGTGTCCTAGGCCTGCAATGCCAGAAGGCTTTATTATATTACTGCTGGAGGATTAAATGGAAAATGCTTTAATAGATGGTAATCACAATGCTAGCTTGCTAGCCGAAGATGCTGATAGTTGTGAAACGGCTCGGCTGCGGTGCAGGAGCAGAGCTCTGGTTGTGGTCGCAGGACCTCTGGTTCTGGCTCTGCAGAAGGTCAATGACAAGTATCCTTGGGGGGATGACTTTGCGTATATTCTTGCCGTTGGCCGAAATCCTTCGGACCTTGATGGTGATGATAGTCTGGATTGTGAGGAAAAGACAGGGATAACGGATACCAATGAAACCGAGCAGATAAACAAAGTCTTTGTCTTCGCAGATTTGCAACACTATTACGTTTTACCGCCCAAAGGCGGTCTTGTTAGAGCGGTTACCCAGGCTGGTATTGCTGTGACAGGCGGGACGGGAAATGTCTATCTGACAAAGGTAACATTTAGTCTGGGCTATGTAGATAGTGCTGGAAGCTTCACTTCTGGCTCTACTGCAGACGCAACACCCAATTTCTATACAGACAAGGCAGACTATCAGCTATGCAGTGGACAGACTTGGCTTGATTGGAATTTCGACATACCTGATGAGCGGATGCTTGCCCTGAGGGTGCAGTTATATGGGAAGGTCGATAGCGGTGTAACTGGCAAGATGAAGCTTTGCTGTAGTAGAGGTTCTTGCGACAGTTATTTGGAGTTTTGATAGATGGCTAGGTTTATCAGGTTCAAGAAGCCGACGAGGAAGCAACTCCTGGAGCGAATTGTCTTGCTTGAAGAAGAAATCGGAAAGGTGAAGGCCGAGATGATGAAGACTATGGAGCGGGAGTTGGATACTAGGGTAGCTCAGCTGCAGGACTTGCTAGCAGAGATAACCGCTTTGGTCGCTCTTCTGGAGAGTAAGGGCTTGGTTGCTCAAGAAGAGATAAACGAATGGCTGGAAAGAAGAAGGGATGGCTAATTACTATGTGGATGCAACTTTGGGTGATGACGGTAATCCAGGAACACAAATCCAGCCCTGGAGGACTGTGTCTAAGGTGAATTCTACCAGTTTCAGTGCTGGTGATAATATATATTTTAAAAGAGGTGAAACTTGGCGGGAAACTTTAACCGTTCCTTCTTCTGGTTCAGATGGTAATCCAATTACTTTTGGGGCTTATGGAAGTGGTGATAGTCCTATTATTACTGGCTTAGAAGTAGTAGATAGCAGTGATTGGGTAGGCCCTGATGCAAATGGTGAATATACCTATTCAACTACCACTAACTGTGTAGTATTTGCGGAGGATGGAGAGTTTATCCCAGAGGGTGTAGCAGGCAGCCTTTCTGCTGGGGAATGGGATTATGATTCAGATGCTGGTATTTTATATTACAAGCCTAGTTCAGGAACGCCATCAGACCATGTTACCGAAAGAGGGGAAAGAAACCAAGCCATTTTTCTCACAGGAAAGAGTTATATCAAATTGGAAAATTTAGATGCGAGAGGCAATAATAATTTATCAAATTCTTGCCTTGAAGTTACTGGCACTGGCAACAATATTGAAGTTAACAATTGTGTAGTAAAAATAGCTTATAATGTGGGGGTTCTTTTTGATTCTGATATATCAAATTCAACAATCCAAAATACGGAAGTAGCCCAATGCACTAATAGAGGTATCTGGTTGAAGGGTTCAGATTTGGAGGCTTTGGATTGTCATGTCCATCATATTGGACAGGGGAATCTTATAGATAGTCATGACAGAGAAGGAATTTCTGTGGGGGGTAGTAACAACGTTGTTGAGTCATGCAGAGTGCATGATTGTGGGCATCCTTCTGCCGGAAACAGTCAATCTGGTTGGGGTATTTTGCTACATGGCGATGCTGGGGGCAATACTGTGCGATATAATACCGTATACAACATAGACCATATCGGAATTGGTATCTTTCAATCAAATGATAAGGCTTACTACAATATTATTCATCATTGTGGGATAAAGGCGACAGCGGATGAGGGTTATTTTGGAGGAATTCGTATAAAAGGGGATATTTCAGGCATAGAAGTTTATAACAATGTTGTTTATAAATGTAGTGATAATACATCTATTGGCAATGAGCACTATGGGGCAGGCATTTTGATTTTTGCTGCTGCAGATGAAACCCTTACTGTAACCTTAAAAAACAATATTGTAGCATTCAATGAAGCAAACTATGACTTAGTTGTTAGGGAAATGGATGTAACAGCACAAATAAATCTTACCTCTGATTATAATTGTTTTTATCGTTCTGGCGGGGCAAAATTTCATTATGACGGTTCAGAAAAGACCTTTTTTGAGTATCAATCTGCTTCTGGCCAAGACCAACACTCTATAACCCAAAACCCTTCTTTTGTAGATGCAGATTATTATGACTTCCACCTTCAACCGACTTCTCCTTGTATAGATGCGGGGACGGATGTCGGATTGACAGAGGACTACGGAGGCAACTCTGTCCCTTGGGGGACAGGTGTTGATATTGGAGCTTTTGAGCTAATCAGGAGGATAACAGTGCTATCATTATCATGTAAGTCGCTGGATTGCAGGTCTGGCGGATGGCTTGACCTGTCAAGGAAAGGCAACCACGGGACGCCTTACGGCGGGGCGAGGCCATATATGATTGCCCCTGGAGTGATGGGATTTGAGTTTGATGGAGCGGATGGCTCTTGTGTATATCTTGGGAGTGCTTCATCACTTGATTTAGACGAATTTACACTGATGATGTGGGTATTTCCACGAAATATTGTGTCGGAGCAGTCATTGTTCGGAGGCTGCAGTCCTGACAACTACACGAAGAATTACCTCTTTATCCTTAACCAGGAATTGATATATGACCAGTATCCACCAGCAGGCAATCCTTTAAGCAGTCCTTACTTCGGGTTGGAAAAGAATGTGTGGCAATGTGTTAGTGTGGTTCAGGCCCCTTCGAGGGTGGAAATTTTTATAGGCGGCTTTCTTTATAAAGAGACAGATAACCCTGAAACTTATGCAGGCACAGCTATAGACAGATGGGCAATAGGTGCTAGATGGATTAGCGGGTGGACAAAGACATTAGATGGGATTATTGCATTGCCTAGACTGGTAAGCAGAAGGTTGAGCCGAGACGAAATCTGTGAGAGCATGTATCGCTCACCGATTTACAGGATGCTCCGTGGCTTGCCACATAGCATGATATACACGAAAGTGCCTTGGAAGCAGATACAAGGAGGAATTTATGCTCTGTAGGAGGAAAGAATGGAAGGAGTAACAATTGTAAAAGTGGTTGCGTTGTTGCTGTGTGCTTTACTCTTGGTAGGATGTGCTGCTCGCATGAAGGGTCTCACCAAAAGCTATGACAAGTTTATGAAGCAGGCCGATAAGCTCGCTACTGTGCTTTGCTCGCACAGCGAATTTTCAGTTTGCTACTGGAAGTCTGCTCTCGGCCAGGATATTGGCAAGATGCCTGCTGAGGCGATGGAAATCCTCAACGAGATTGAGCTGACGGTGAAAGGTAAAACGGTTGATGAGTTAACGGAGTGTGAAAAGGGCAAGCTATTAGGCTTGTGGCAGCGGTTTGGCCAGCTCGTAGGCAAAGATATTATCAAGCGTGTTGTTCCGTTCATGATGAAGTTTGCGGGAGCACTGTAATGACGTGGAAGGAGTTCAAGGAGAAAGTCGACGAACGATTG